CTCGCTTGATGCGTCAACCGGGGCGCGGGCGGTGTCGGAGATTTTCGCGCTGGTGCCGAAGAAGAACTCCAAGACCACCGGCGGGGCGGCGATCGCGGTGACGGCGATGCTGATGAATGAGCGCCCCCGCGCCGAGATGCTGCTGGTCGGCCCAACCCAGGATGTCGCCGATCTCGCCTTCCAGCAGGCCTCCGGCATGGTCGCGGCGGATGAGTATCTATCGAAGCGCTTCCAGCTCCAGGAGCATTTGAAGACCATTCACGACCGGCGCAATGGGGCCAAACTCAAGATCAAGACCTTCGACATGCGGGTGATGACCGGGGCCAAGCCCGTGATGGTGATCGTCGATGAGCTGCATGTGATGTCGGCCTTCTCTTATGCGAGCCGCGTCATCGGCCAGATCAGGGGGGGGCTGTTGCCGAACCCGGAAAGCCTTCTTCTGTTCATCACCACCCAGAGCGATGAGCCGCCCGCCGGCGTCTTCAAGGCCGAGCTGCAATATGCCCGCGGCGTGCGCGACGGGCGGATCACTGAGGGCGTGCGCATGCTGCCGATCCTTTACGAGTTCCCCGAGGCGATGCAGACGGATAAATCCAAGCCCTGGCGGGACCCGAAGAACTGGCCGATGGTGCTGCCCAATCTCGGGCGCTCGATCACCATCGAGCGGTTGATCGCCGATTATCAGGCCGCCCGCGAGAAGGGCGAGGCCGAGGAGCGGCGCTGGGCTTCGCAGCACCTCAATGTCGAAATAGGGCTGGCGCTCCATTCCGACCGCTGGCGCGGGGCGGATTTCTGGCTTCAGGCCGCCGACATCTCGCTCACTCTCGATGCGCTGCTCGCACGCTCCGAAGTCGCCACGATCGGCATCGATGGCGGCGGGCTCGACGATCTTTTAGGGCTCGCCGTCCTCGGGCGCTGCAAGGCGAGCCGCGACTGGCTGCTCTGGAGCCATGCCTGGGTCCAGGAGGACGTGCTGGAGCTGAGGGCCGATATCGCTGAGCGCCTCCGCGATTTCGAGGCCCAGGGCGATCTCACGCTGTGCAAGAGCGCGACCGAGGACCTTGCCGGCGTCGCCGATATTGTCGAGCGGGTCCGGGGCGCCGGGCTTCTCCCCGAGGATGCCGGCGTCGGCCTCGATCCGGCGGGCGTCACCATGCTGGTCGATGAGATCGTCTCGCGCGGCGTGCCCGACGATTGCCTGAAGGCGATCGCGCAAGGCTATCGCCTCTCGCCGGCGGCCTGGGGCATGGAGCGCAAATTGAAGGATGGCACGCTCTGGCATTCCGGCCAGCCGATGATGGCCTGGGTGGTGGGCAATGCCCGCACCGAGCAGCGCGGCAATGCGATCCTGATCACCAAGCAGAGTGCGGGCAAGGCCAAGATCGACCCGCTGATCGCGGCCTTCAACGCGGTGCAATTGATGAGCCTCAACCCGGACGCGGCGCTGCCCGTCACCTCGCCCTGGGAGAACCCCGATTACAGGCTGGGGGCGGCATGAGCGAGCTGATCGTCCATACGCGCGAAAGCCTTGACGCCGAGATCGAGGCAAGGCTCAAGGAGCGCCGCTCGCTGGAGAACCCGTCCGTCTCGCTCTCGGATGCGGCGGTCTGGGCGAGCGTCTTCAGCGCCTGGCCGGCCTCGGCCGCCGGCGTCCATGTCTCGCGCGACACCGCGCTCGGCGTGCCGGCGGTCTGGGCGGCGGTCAATTTCATCTCATCGACGCTTGCCGCGCTGCCGCTCGACCTCTTCACCCGGGATGGGGAGGGCCGCAAGATCGCCTCCAGCGATCCCCTGCATGCCATCCTCCATGACGATGTGAATGAGGAGACGAGCTCTTTCGCCTGGCGCAAGCTCGCCATGCAGAACGTGCTGCTCTCGGGCCGCGCCTTCACCTTCATCGAGCGCAATATCGCCCGCCGGATCATCAATCTCTGGCCGCTCGATCCGCTGAAAGTGACGGTCATACGCCGCGAGGGGCGGACCCGCTATGTCTACCGCGAGGGGAATATCGAGAGGGTCTATGCGGCGGCCGAGATCATCGACATCCCCTGGATGCTGCGCGTCGATGGCGTTGCCCATTACGATCCGGTCGAGCGCTTGAAGAACGCCATCGGGCTGGCGATTGCCATGGAGAGCCATGCGGCGAATTTCTTCGGCGCCGGCGGCGTGCCGCCCTTGCAACTGGTCGGCCCGCTCGAATCCCCCGGCGCCATCAAGCGCGCGGCGACCGACATCATGGAGGCGCTCGCCGCCGCCAAGGCCGAGGGGCGCAAGATCCTGCCCATGCCGCTCATGCATGAGCTCAAAGCCATCGGCATCGATCCGGAGAAAAGCCAGCTGGTCGACGGCCGCCGGCTTCAGCTTGAGGAGATCGCGCGCATCTATCAATTGCCGCCGGTGTTCCTGCAGGACCTCACCCATGGCACGCTGTCGAACACCGAGCAGCAGGATTTGCACTTCGTCAAACACACGCTCTCGCAATGGATCAAGGCCTGGGAGCAGGAATGTAACCTCAAGCTCTTCGGTCCGCGCAATCGCGCGCGTTTCGTCGAGTTCAATGTCGACGGCCTTTTGCGCGGGGACTTCCGCACCCGGATGGAGGGCTATGCCAAGGCGATCCAGAACGCCATCAACACGCCCGATGAGGTGCGCGCCATGGAGAACTGGCCGGCAAAGGGCGGGGATGCGGACAAGCTCCATATTCAAGGGGCGACGGTGCCGCTCGGCGATCAGCTGAAGCGCGGAGGCGCGCCCGCGCCGCAAGGAGGAGGGGAGAATGGCGGTAATTGAACGCGAGATCCGCATTGCGGCGGGTCTGGCCGTCGAGGAGCGGAAAGGCAGGCATGACCCGGTGCTCGCCGGCTATGCGGCGGTCTTCAACGCCGAGACCGACATTGCCGGCTTCTTCCGCGAGCGGATCGCGCCGGGCGCTTTTGCCGATGCGATCTCCAAGGCGTCCGCCGACATCCATGCGCTCTTCAACCATGACAGCAATATTGTCCTTGGCCGGATGAAGGCGGGGACGCTGCGGCTCGCCGAGGATGAGCGTGGCTTGCGCGTCGAGATCGATCCGCCCGACACCCAGGATGCGCGGGATTTGATCGTGAAGATACGCCGCGGCGATATCGACCAGATGTCCTTCGCCTTCTCGATGCGCGGCGGCGCCCAGACATGGGATGAGGCCCAGGACCCGCCATTGCGCACCATCGAGAAGGTCGGCGAGCTCTTCGACGTCTCGGTCGTCACCCGCGGGGCGTACCCCACAACCGAGGTCGGGGTGCGATCGCTTCAAGAGCACCGGCAGGTGAGCCGGTTCAACGCCGCCGCCCTGCGGATCCGGCTCAAAACATGCCAAAGCCGGCGGCTGATGCGGCCGGCCGGCTGACCGTTCAAGCCACCCTTAAACCCGCCGCCCTTCGAGGCGGCTTTTTTATTGGAGAAACACCATGCCGAAACTAACCGAGATCCGCGAGAAACAAGCCAAGCTCGTGGCCGATGCCCGCGCCAAACTCGATGAGATCGTGGACGGCACGCCCGAGGCCCGCGCCCGCGAGCTTGAGGCCGAGCACGACAGGATCATGGCGGAATGGGACCGGCTCGAAGGGCTCGCCAAGCGCGAGGAGCAGCTTGCCTCCCGCGAGGCCGAGCTTGCCCGCGGCGATCCGCGCCGGCCGAGGGGCGAGGATGCCACCGTCACCGCCGAGCCCGCGGCCGATGCCGAGGAAGCCCGCGCCAGCGCCTTCCGCGCCTATTTGCGCGGCGGCCTCGACGGCATGACCGCCGAGGAGCGCAAGTTACTTCGCGAGATGCGGGCGCAATCGACGGCGGATGCGCAGGGCGGCTACACCATCCCGCAAGGCTTCATGGCCGAGCTGATCGTCTCCTTGAAAGCCTGGGGGCCGATGCTCGATCCGGGCGTCACCCGCCAGCTGGTGACGGCGACCGGCAATCAGATCGACTGGCCGACCCTCAACGACACGGGCAACCAGGCCTACCGCCTTGGCGAGAATGCCCAGGTCACAGGCGCCGATGGCGATCTCGCCTTCGGCAATAAGCAGCTCGATGCCTATAAATATGCCTCCGGCGCCATCCTGGTGTCGTCGGAGCTCATGCAGGACTCGGCCTTCGATATCGAGGCGATCATCCGGGCGGCGATAGCCGAGCGCTTCGGGCGCAAGCTGAATGCGGATCTGACCACGGGCGACGGCGCGGGCGACCCCAACGGCATCGTCACCGCCTCGATGCTGGGGACCAACGCCGCCGCCGCGGCCGCGATCAGCTTCGACGATCTCATCGAGCTGGAGCATTCCCTCGATCCGGCCTATCGCGCCGATCCCTCCTGCCGCTGGATGTTCCACGACACCAGCCTGAAGCAGCTGAGGAAGGTGAAGGACCTCGAAGGCAATTACATCTGGCAGCCGGCGGATGCCCGCTCCGGCGCGCCGGCGGCGATCCTCAATCATCCTTATGTGATCAACCAGGCCATGGCGGTGCCGGCCGCCACGGCCCGCTCGGTGCTGTTCGGGGCGATGAACCGCTACATTGTCCGCCGCGTCCAGGAGATCGCCATCCGCCGTCTCGTCGAGCGCTATGCGGATTTCGACCAGGTCGGCTTCATCGGCTTTGCCCGCTTCGATGGCGAACTCCTCGACACCGCCGCGGTGAAGCATCTGGCGCATCCGGCATAACCGATGTGGGATAGGATC